ATCAAATCCTCCAATAACTTCTTTTTCTTCTTTTCCCCATATAGAACCTTTTCTGTCTCCAAAAAAATATTTAACTTTAGGATTAAACTCTATTTCATTACCAATAGCTTCTAAATTATATTTTGATTGCATTTCAGATTCTGATATAAGAAGTAAAAACCTTTCTTCACCAAACAGCATTCTATGCAAAGGATATATTAAATTAATAAAAGTAGACTTAGCATGGTCTCTAGGCGCAACTACTGCTAGCTTATCACCTCCATCCATATCAATAAGTGTCTTTGCAATTTCTCTGTGAAACTCAGGAGATTTTGAACGACAATGATAGTGCATAGAGTTTTCAGGGTCGCCAAATAAAACCTCGGCAAATGTAAAAATATCGAGGTACATAGCCTCTAGCATCTTTTGTTTTTTACTATCCTTCACCAAAATGTCCTGTAAATCTTTCCATGTCTTCTAATTGTTGTTTATATATATCTATTTCGTCAAGTAGTTCTAAAATAAATTTTGCAACTACGCCATCAACAAAGTATGGCTCATTATCAATGTGAACCACTCCAGGCTGTGTAACATCTATTTCTTCACTCTTTGACTGTGGATGATGAGTAAAACTGTTCGTTTTTATCTTTTTTTGGGCCATAAGTAGTTTCTGCAATAGTTTTTCGTACAGATGATAATTTTTTAATGTCGCCATCAGATAATGCGAATACTCCTTCAATCTGCTCTTCTTTCTTCTCTTTTGTAAGATGACCAAGCATATCACTAACTCTATTTAATGCATTTAGCTTTGTTGCAGCAGGAATCTCTGCATTTTCTATCATATCCCTATATTTATTAGCAACATAATCGTCGTCCATTCCAATCGCACTTAGTTTTTCTCTCATATTCATAGCTATATACTCCCTAATATGTTTTCTTTTAAGGATTCCCATACCTCTGCGAAGCGCTTGCTCTGGGTTGTTGTCCTTATATATTGATTGATAGGCAAGAATAATTGATTCTGCATCCCACATTCCAAGCTTATCTGTCTTTCCATGTAAAAAAAGAGCATCTACAAATGTTCTTTGTTTAGCTGTAGGCCTAACATTTTTAACTAAATCTTTGCCAAAGTAATACTTATCACGATAATAGTTTGGTTGTTCTTGTGCATATACATGTTTTTTATGAACTCCGCACTCTCCATATCCAGTTCTAATAAAAATATATGATTTTTTAGTGTTTGAAGGCTTTTCTTCTCTTTTTCCAATTACCTCAATGACTTTTCCGTCTTGAGTTTTTATCCAATCGCCCTTTTTAGCCGTCCTCCAATTTTTAACTGGAGTAATATTTAACTTTTTAGCCTCTTTTTCTGTATAAACATGAAATTTTTTGCCTCGGCACTCTACTTTCATGTCTAAGCATTACGAACTTTTCTAGCTATTGACTTACTATACTTAGCTTTTCTTCTTGACCGTGCGTTTGCAACTCGTTTTTTTCGATTTGTGCTAGCTTTTTCTGCTGGTGAAAGGCTTTCTCTTACGGATTTAGGAAGGTAGCGACCTCTTTTAGATTTAGGTTTCTTTTTATCACCTTTAGAAACATAATCCCATTTTTGGTCGCTCCACTTTTTTAGCTTATTACTAGATGATTTTTTACCAGAATAAGTTCCACCAGCATCTTTATAGTATTTTACAGCAAGTTGCATAGCTCTAGCAGAGTGTTTACCACCCATTTTAGCTTTTGCTTTAGCTTTAGCCCTTGCCCATTTAGCAGGGTCTCTTTTTTTAGCAGTAGACACTATTTTCCTACTTTTTTCTGAGCCATTTTATGAGACTGAGTAAATGTTTTTCCTTTTTTCATTGCTGTGGTCATCATTTTTAAGTGTTTAGCAGTATGATGAACAGAATGTTTTTTCATTGCAATAGCCTGTCTAGAGGTTAAACCCTGCATAGATACTCCTTTTACACTTTTTGGAGCTTTTGACATTGTTTTTTTAGCCATTCTACTACCTTTTTTTCTTTTTCTTAGATTTTATTATTGCTTGTTGCAATTTTTTTGGTAAAGTTTTTTGTTTAGAGCTTAATAAAGTTTTTTTTTACTTTTTTTAGGCATTCTTGGCTTTACTTTTTTTGGTGGACGACCTTTTTTTGTGCCGTATGTTCCTTTTCCTTTAGGCATAACGATTCTCCTTATTTTTTCTTATGTCTATTAGCAAAATTTCTAGCAGCCTCAACAGAACCAAAGCCCCAAGCTTTCAATGCTAGCGCTTTTCTTGTTGGTCTACCCTTTTCATCTTTCATTGGCCCTTTCATGCCAGCAAATCTAGCAGCAAAAGACACTCTTCTTGGATTTGTTCCCTTTTTTACAGGTGGTTTTAGTGTTCCACCAGTCTCCCTTTTGTAGCTAGCTCTTCCTTTAGCATTCAAACCACCTTTAGGGTTCTTTCCTTCCTTGCGCTTCCAAGCAGCGCTCTTTCTTCTTTTGAGTCTTTTCATTAATTAAAACATTTGTGACTTATCTTCCACCTTAAAAGATATGTAATTTTTACCAGATTGAGCAACTTTTTTCCAACCTGCTATTTTGACATCTCTACCGCCTATTTTGCCCTGACCTGTAAAGTCTGGTTGAGTTTCTTTTTCTTTGTTCTCATTGTCAAATATTGTAAATGTGTCGTTTTTTTGTTCGTAAGGCATTATAACTCCTGAATTTGTTAAAAAATAATTTTACGCCCCGATAAAAATATAACACTAATTAAATTGTTATCAAAAGTAAAAAAGGTTGAGTTCGCAACCTAGATTCTACATGTAGAAATAAGAGTATAGTAGAGTATAGTAGAGAAAAGGATAGTAAAGAAAAGAAGAGTAAGGATGACAAACCTCTCTTTTTTTTCTAAATATGAAAAACTATTTCCTGAGGTTTAAATAACCTAAGGTTTATAAATATATATACTATATTCTTATTCTATTTCTATTTCAATGAAAGGCTATCAATGGCTATTAGCGAATGTATAGCCTCGCTATACAATGGCTATAGCCTGGCTATAACTGTAAATGTAACAATAATTAGACTTAGTGTTTGACCCACTAAAAAACTGTAAAAAAAATGGATGGGAGGTGCTATACGTATGCACACCCCACTCATTATGCGTTTCGCGTTCTCGGTTTTCGTTGACCTCGCATCGTACGTTTACATTTTCTCTACGCGTACCCAAACATTATTTTCTACGCTGTTCCTTTGGCGTCCTTTGTGCTAGCTTAGAGCCATATACCGTCGGTTATGTACTTTTTTCTAGGTTTGGCGTAAAATCCTTCGTAAGTTTGGCTACCGCTGACGGCACGAAGCCGTAGCATTTGACCAATCGCATATGCGATAAATAACACGCGAAGATACCCTTCGCGAAGGAGAAACCATGATACACTCTTACACACCCAACAGCAACAACGAAGTTGTTGACAACACCCAAGAAAGCAACCTAGAACGCGTAGATATTCCTACACACGAAGAAGAGCAAGCTCTTCTCGCATACGAGGAACACTTCCGCCAAGACGAACTAGCTAGCTTTCACCAGAACGCACGAGACAACGCGATGAATCGCGCGCTGTCTGAAGGCTTCGTTATCGACGAGAGTTCCGACGGTTACACGCGTTGGAATCACCTCAACGCGTAGGCTGTAGCCGACGAGATACACAACCAAAGCCAACCCTAGACAGGGGTCTATCCCTTTGGGATAGCTAGGTTCGAGTCCTAGCTAGGGTTCTATAGCTACGCTATAGCCACGCCATAGCCTAGCCATAATCCGAGGGAAAATACCCTCAAGGGAGTAGCTAGGGAGTAGTTTTTAAAATGCAAAAACTACACCCTAAACACCCAAGTAAACTGCTAGAACACCCTATAATGACGGCATAGGATACCCTAGCATAATAAACACCCAATCCGTCAAAATGGAGTAAACACCCAAATGAGTATCAAAGAACAAATGAAAGAGGCCTTAGTTCTCATTTCAGGAGAAATGAGTAACTATGGACACCAAATATGGAGAAATTTCATGTATGGAAATTATAGCGAGGAAGACTACCGAGACTGTCTAATATACAAAAATGCAGACTACAAGACACAAAGACCCTTTGTGATTAGTAACTACACAAAGCTTTTAGCTTTGGAGTTTAATTGTTCTTATGGGTATGCACAGAAAACCATTGTAGGATTGTTTCCAAAGGAAAAATTGGTATCAATAACAGATGGATTTATTAACGAACTAAATAACATGGAAGAATAGCATGAAACTATTAGAGAAGATAGTAAACTTTTTAGAATCCGATTTATTCGGATTTCTTTTAGTGATGTGGGTAATTTTAGGACTTGCTGTGCAAATACTGAGAGCCACCCTTTAATATTATTTCTAGCATCTGAATGTAATGAAGATGCTAGAAATAATAAAACAATACAACAACCAAACCGATAGGAGTAAACCATGAATCCATATTCAAGGAACGAACTAAGTGCTATGTCTCATAGCAGAGTAAAAAAGCTAGCTATTGCAAAATGCAAGCAAAACGGCATCAAGTCATCTTGGGTACAATCAGTTCACAAAGATGAACTGATGAATTTCATTGTTGACGGTAGTCAACCCAAGCAAACACCAACACCAACACCAACACCAACTCCCACACCAGGAGCTAGCACACCACAGCCTTCGGCTGCTGCAGGTAGCTTAGAAGATATGCTAGCCGACAAGGTAGCAGAGAAGCTAGGAGATGGGATATACGACAGAGTATCAAAGGTAGAGGGCGACCTAATCAAAGCTTTCGGTAGTGAGACAGAAAAGCTAGCCGACAGAGTAGATAAGAAAATCAAATCACTTCAGCGACCCATTACGGTTTACATCGACGATGTAGAGGTCAATGAAG